CGATGTCTGGTCACGCAAGATCGGCGGCGTCGAAGCAAAGCAGGGTGCGAACGCGGTCAAGGTTGCGCTCGACGATGTCTCTCTCGCGCCCGATGGATTTACCGTGGTGATCTTCGAACACGAGCGCACGGATCATCTGAGAGACCCGGACGGCGAGACACACCACTCCGTCGTGACGTTCCACGCTTTAGCAGAAGCCCAGTAAATCCCGCGCTGCGTTTTGGCGCTTTCCCTGCATCTGCCATGGCCCGGCTGGTGCACTCATTGATCCTATGGAGCCGACACCATGACGAAACCGACCACCTTTGCGGGGACCGCGCTGATCATCAAGGTTGGTGACGCAAACAGCCCCGAAGTCTTCGCGGAGCCCTGCGGTCTGACGACCAAGGGATTCGATGAAAAGTCAGCGACCAACACCAACATCATTCCCGACTGCGACAATCCGGAAGCGCTGGCGTGGGAATCGACGGATGTGTCCTCACGGTCCGTCGAAATCTCGGGGCAGGGGCTTCTCGCGCAGGAAGCTCTGGCGACGTGGAATGCCTTCAAGGCGGACCCCAACGGCCGCAATTGCCAGATTTATCTGGGCACCAATCTCTATGCGACCGGCCTGTTCAAGGTCACCGACTTCAAGATCACCGGCGCACGCGGCAACAAGGTGCAGGTCGATATCACCATCAAGAGCGACGGCGAAGTCACTTACGCCTGATAAGGAGTTGCGTTTATGCCGAATGGCGAAGTGACGATCTTCTGGGGCGATGGCGAGAATAAATTCAATATCGCCCCGATCGGCCATATCCTCGAACTCGAGGAAAAGTGCAGATGCGGCGTGCGCGAAATTCTCACGCGCATTGCATCTGATCGATGGTACGCCAACGATCTGCGTGAGACATTGCGGCTGGGGTTGATCGGCGGCGGCAAGGACCCGGAAGCGGCCCACAAGATGGTCGAGCGCTATTTCGACGACCGGCCGATGCTGGAAAGTGCAAAGCCCGCCTTTGCAATTCTCGCGGCAGCGCTCGTCGGCGTTCCGGGAGATGATGTCGGAAAAAAACCGGCAGCGGACCAGACCCCGGAAAAAGAGGCGGAAGTCTCATCCGAGACGACGGCCGCCTCGTCAGGTCCGCAATCTACGGCTTCGGAGCAGCCCTCGGATGGAGCCCCCGCGAAACAGACCGGATGACGTTGTGGGAATTGGCTGCCTGCGTTGACGGCTACAACAAGGCGCATTCAGCGCCGGTCGTTGAAAATATCCCCGAGGACGAGCTCGAAAAAATGATCGACCAGATCAAGCGTCAGGAAGCGGCACCGGATGGCGGGTAATGACACCGCAGCGCTGGTCGTTGCTCTTTCGGCTCAGCTCACGCAATTCGAAAAGGACATGGACAGCGCGGTCGGCATTGCCGACCGCGGCGTTCGAAATATCGAGGATCGATTCTCCAGGCTCAATGTCGGAAAAGGCATTGATGATCTGGTCTCATCGATTGCAAAGCTTGTCGCGCTTGGCGGCTTGGCAGAGGTCGCAAACAAGCTCACTGACGTCGTCAAGTCTGTTGCCCAGATCGGCGAGATCGCGCGCACGGTCGGCCTCACGACCGACCAGTTGCAGGCGTTGCGTTTCGCAGCGGTCTCGTCGGGTGAATCATTCGAAAAAGTCGACTCCGGGATGGAGCGGTTCAACCGCGCCATATCGGATGCGGCGCGTGGTACAGGTGATCTTTACAAGATACTGCGCGACAACCATGTCGCGCTGACGGACAACCAGGGCAATCTTCTGAGCATCAATACGCTGCTGCAGAAGTTTTCCGACCTGATCCGCAATGCCAAGAACCCTGCCGATGCACTCAATATCGCCATCCTTGCATTCGGCCGACAGGCAGGGCCTGCCTTCGTCAAGGTCTTCAACGACAGCACGAACGCGGTCGATGAATTCCTCAAGAAAGGCCAGCAGGCCGGCGTCATCATCGATCAGGCGTTCATTGAACGCGCGCAGAGGCTGCAGAAGCAATGGGATGAGACCTGGCTGAAACTTAAGGCACCGATGCAGGAATTCGCGGTCCTCTTCGTCGATACGATGAAGAAGGGCTTTGCGGTCCTGCTCGACGATATCAATTCACTTGGCAATGCTGCCTTGGCGGCATTCAAGCGCGTCACTGGCGAAGTCAGCACATTTCAGGAAGGCCTGCGCGCGGTAGGCATCGAAAAGCTAAAGTCGGGGCAGGGAACGCCGCTCACGGACGCGAGCGGCTTTCCAGGCCAAGGGCCGCCGAACATCACGATCAGCAAGTCGGCCGGCACGACCGTCGTTACAAATGCGCAGACTGAAGCCTTCCAGAAGCTTATCGACGCGCAGCGAACGCGCATCCAGTTGCTGGGAGTCGAGCAGGATTCGATCGGCAAGACGGTCGGTCAGGAGACCGCTTACAAGACACTGGTCGAACTGATCGGCCGCGCCAAGCAGGAGCAGATACCGCTCGACCAGAAACGTCTGCAGCAACTGCAGGACGAAGCCAATCGCACCGGTGAAGCAGCGCAGGCACTCGACGACTATAAGCGGCAATGGGCGGGCCTCAACAGCGCCGTGCAGTTCGCCGGCGACCAGCTCTCGGACATTCTGACCGGCCTCGAAACAAAGACGTTGAGCCTGGCGGATGCAGCCAAGCAACTGCAGACGGCGCTGCTGCGCGCCCTCAATTCCGCGCTCATCTCGGGCTCCGGGCCTCTGGCGGGTCTGCTTGGCCTGCAGTCGAACGTTGCTGGCGGGACCGGGGGCCTCCTGGGTGCGCTCTTCGGCGGCTTCGGCGGCGGCAAGGCCGGCGGCGGTCCGGTTTCGGCAGGCACGCCCTATGTCGTCGGCGAGAACGGTCCTGAACTGTTTGTCCCCTCATCCTCCGGGTCGATTGTCACCAATCAGGTCAATGGCGGCGGATCGTTCGGCGGCTCGCAGATCGTCGTCAACAATTACACGGCTGCCGATACCGAGACGAAACAGTCGCGCCAGCAAGGTCCCGACGGCGAACAGGTGGTCATCGATATTGTGCGCAAGGCAACCGTGCGCGGCGATTTTGATTCAGCAAACCGCGGCCGTTACGGCCAGCGACCCATGAAGTCATTCTGATGCCGACCTGGCCCGCAACCCTGCCGCAATGCCCGATCATCAGCGGCTTTTCCGAACAGAAGCAGACGAACAACGCCGGCTTTTCCCCGGACGTCGGCCCGCCGAAAGGGCGCAGGCGGTCTACGGCAACCTGTGTTTCGACCACTGTGCCGTTCAAGATGACCAACCAGCAGAAGCTGGATTTCGAGGATTTCTTTGGAATCGATCTTGCCGACGGAACGCTGCCATTCACATGGCTGCATCCCGTGACCAAGGTTTCCTATAGCTGGATGTTCACGCAAGGATCGGCGCCGAAGATGTCACGTCTGACGACGCGCACTTGGATGATCTCCTGCGAACTGTTGCGGCTGCCCTGATATGCCGCGCATCGTATCGACATCGGTCCGGCAGATTCTGGAAAGCCGGTTTTCGGAAGAGGTCAATCTCATATTCCTGACGATCACGCATTCATCGATTGCGCCGATTTACGTGGTCAGCGACACCAAAGATTATATCTATGGCGGGAATCACTTCATCGGGTTTCCGTTCGACTTCAAGATGCTGCAGGACGACGACAGCCCGCCGCGCGCGCAGATTTCCATCCAGAACGTCGATCAGGCAATTGGCGAAGCGATCCGGGATCTCAAGAATGCCGCGCGTCTCAAGGCCGAGCTTCTGCACTCATCGCAGTTCGACCTCACAGCCGATCCGCGAACACCAATAGGCACGCCGGTTTCTATCCCGCTCGGCAATCATCTCTACGTCACCAACGTGCAGGGCGATATCGCAACGATCAGCGGAGATCTCACCGGCCCTGATTACGGCCAGACGGCATGGCCGGGACAGCGCGCAACAGAAGAACTTCTTCCCGGGTGTTTTCTGTGACCAATTACGCGTGGGCGCAGCGCTATGTCGGCAAGCCATGGATCGACAAAGGCCGGGATTTCAACGGATTCGATTGCTGGGGGCTCGTTTATCTCGCACTCAAGACAGAACTCGGCATTGACGTTCCGACCTATGGCGAGATTTCGGCAAACGAACTGCGGCTGGTGACAGAGACAATCGGCAGCGCATCGAATGCCGATCCATGGATACCTGTCGAGCGGCAGCATCTGCAGCCATTCGATGTGCCGCTGCTGCGCGGTCGACCACTGCACGTCGGCATCATGGCGACTGAAAACCTGATGCTGCACGTCGATCACAAGACAGACGCCGTCATTGTTGGCCTTGGTCACGCGACAGTCGCATCACGCATCATCGGATTCCGGCGTCACAAGGCATTGATCAAACATGCGGCCTGACAGCGTCAAGAAAAAGCATCTTATCGTTCCGCTGATGTATCGCGCGCCGTTCGGCGTGCCGACACCTGCGGTGCGAAAGATTCGGCCGGCCGGCGAGACGATCCTCCAGATGATCGAATCGATGAAGGCCGATCTGCCGGAGGAT